TGCGGGTAGGTCACCCTCGTACCCCAGCCAGCGCAACGTCTCGTCACACGCGGGGATGAGGTGGAAGTGTCCGGCCGAGATGTACCCGGCCCGATCGGAGAGGATGGCCGCAATCTGGGCCTCCTCGCGGGTGGGGACCACCATGACGTCCTTGCCCCCGTTGCGAACAACGGTGACTTCTACTTGGTCCGGCATGGCGGCCCCCTCTCCCGATCTCAGACTTAGAACGTCGGGGCCACGAGGCCCACGCCGTTGAGGACCGCCACGGACTTGGGGAACCGCGAGGCGTGGAGGGCCACGTACCGGAAGAACCGGAGGTTAACCGTGAGGGTGTTGAACCCGGGCTGGATGCTGGCCTCGGCCCGCGGGGCCGACTCGTAGAAGATCACGTCCCGCTCACGCATGAGGAGGACCGGGTCCTGGTTGGTACCCGCGCCCAGGTTGGTGGGGAGGTTCGGGTCGGTGTAAACCGGGAGACCCTGCATGACACCGACGCGGCCCGCGGAGACCACGCCACCCGAGTTGGCAATCGGGTTGAACGCGGCATCCGGGGTCACGAGCGGGCGGCCCGCGGTGTCCACGGCCGAGATGATCCACGCCCAGCGGCGCGGGTGCATCACGATGGCGGACGGGGGCATGTACCGCGTGGTGTGGATCTGCTGGATACCGTCCGCCAGCTTGGCCCAGAGCGAGCCCGCGCCGGTGAGCGTGGTCGCCGTGACGTTGACGTTGGTACCGGCGGCGGAGATGAGGCCCACCGCGTTGGTGGCGTTGTTCTGGATGACGAACACATCGGCCTTGACCGCGTAGTCCGAGGCCAGGTCCTCCAGGAGGATGTCATCCATGTTGATGGGCGACTGGTCCAGGAGTTGCTGGGCCATGCTCTGGCCGCCCGCCAGGGTGAGGACCGCCGCCGAGACGCTGTTGGTGGTGGCGTCCGTGTTCTGGATGGCGGTGTTCTGGGTGGCCTGCTGGGCGACCGCGGTACCCGTGGCGAGACGCGGGAGCGAGATGGTGTCCGTGCCACCCGGGAGGACCTGCTGGCGCACGAGGTCCGCCGTGACCCGACCCGGGCGGGCCAGTTCGATGAACTCGTTGATGAGCCAGAGCGGCGGGACGAAGTCGCCACCCGCGCCGTCCGTGGTGGTCAGTGCGCGGGTCTGCTCACGCGGGGCGTTGCGGACCTGGTCCACGAACTGGCGGGAGTTGCGCTGGAGCCGCTCCCCGGCCTCGGAGATGCCCGCGCCGGTACGGGTCTGGGCTCGCATGAGGTCCCGGAAGTACGAGACGTCCCCGCCCTGGCGGTACACCTCGGGCTCGGACTGGACGCGGGCCTGGTTGTCGTATCCGGCGGGCGGGCGCGGGGCCGCGTCCCGGACCGTGGTGGAAAGCGCGGTGATGCGCTCCTCCTCCACAATCTCGGCCTGGACCCGCTCCACCTCGGCCTGGGCGGTGTTGACCCGCTCGGTGGCCGAGTCGCGGAGCGCGGTGGCGGAGGTGACGTCCGACTCCGAGAGGTTGTCCTGGGAGCGGAGGTTGAGGAGCGTGGCCTGGGCGGCGGACCGCTCGGCAATCGCGGTCTGGAGCGTGGACTGGGCACGCGCCAGGAGTTCCTGGAGGGTCATCTGTTGTCCTCGGTTGGTCGGAAGGGAACTCCGGCATCCAGGTCAGACGGACCACCCAGGGTCTCCCGCGGGGTGTCTCGTGCGCGCTTCCGCTCGGTACTGCCTCGGATCATAGAGCCAGGTGGCTACTCATCGCCAGCGGATGGCGGGAGTGGCGGCGGCGGGATCTCCACCTCCGCGTCCGGCTCCGGCTGCGGAGTGGTGTCGATCGGTTCGCCCGAGGGCGGTTCGGGTGCTACCTCCTCGGCCATCCTCATTCACCGAGCGCGATGGCCAGGAGGAGCTGGGCGCGGGCCGAGCGGACATCGTGCTCCGGTTCGCCTCGGGCACCAGCATCCGTGAAAGGGTTGGCACCGAACCCCACGATGGCCACGTCCCCGCGGTGGATGTCTACCTCGTCAATCCGGTACTCCGTGTAGTCCGGGGACCAGACTCCGCGGGTGATCCGGAAGGCAAAGGACATCTCATCGATCAGACCGGACCGGAGCTTGGGGAGGATGTAGTCCACGTCCCGGTCCGCGGTGTCCATGTCGGCCCGGACCGCCAGCCCGTGGTCATCCATGGATAGCTGGAGGGACCCGTTGGTGGTCCGCGCAATGCGCCTCATCTGGTCATGTCCGAGGACCAACGGGACGTCCAGGTCCGACCGGTTAAGGGTCGCATCAAACGCGCCCGCCGAGACCACCTCGGAGTACGGTCCAAAGAAGTCGTACATCTCGTATGGGGTCTCGGTCACGCTGGCGTGCCCATCGAACCGGACCATGGTGGAGTCGCCCTCGGCGGCCCGGAGGTGGATATCGGCCAGGTGGGCACGGGCCGTGGGCCGCCCGCCGTCCGCACCCTGGCGCTTGCTGGGGCGGTCGCCACGCTGGCGAACCTGGCCGCCGCGGGCTTCCGCCGCCGCGCGCATCGTGGTCATGCGGGAACTCCGTTCGTCTTGGTCGGGTCCTGGCCCGGAGCCGTGGGCGGTGGGTTCTTGTCCCCGAACAAGTCCTTGAAGAGGGTCTTGTCCTCGGGGGTGAGCGGGGCCTTGTCCATGAGGGCGCGGGCCTCGTCCGGGGTGGTGTACCGGTTCGTGATCTCCAGGCCGAGGAGCTGGGCCTGGGTGAGCGGGTCCATGGCCAGGAGGGCCTTGCGGTTGAGCTTGGTGAACCGCGGGGCGGCGGACAGCGTGGACATGGCCAACTCCCGCCGGGTGATGCTCGGGCCGAGGTGGACCACGAGGAGCTGGAGGAATCGCTGGGTCACGTTGGCGTACGTGATGGAGGAGCCGGACACCCCGCCATCGATCATGTCCGCGGGTACGTCAAAGTACCGAGCGATATCGGCCACGCTGTTTTGCATGGTCTCGATGTAGTTGTTTGAGTTGGTGGCCGCGTTCATCGGGGAGAGGGACCAGTCCCGCCCGGTGACGAACACACCGCCGGGGGTCATGCTGGCTTGGTACCGGGCCTTGGCCGCGTCGGCAACCTTGGGCGGGACCACCTCCTCCTCATTGCGGAGGACCGCCGCGGGGAGGGCATCGTTGCCGAACCACTTGATGGCAAAGTCTTGCGCGGTAAGGTATGCGCCCACCGCGTACGCCGCATAGCCCACGGCATTGAGGCCCATGGGGATACCCGCCACCACGTACTGGCGCTCGTGCCAGAGGTCCGCATAGTCGTACTCGATACCGCACACGCGCCAGATGTAGTCCGAGTCATAATCGCGGAGGCCCACCCGGCGCGGGGAGCATGAGATGTCCGCGAGGTTGACCAACTCAATGATGGTCGGGAGTCCGAGCGCGTTCCGCTGGGTGATGACCCCGAACGCATTCCCCGAACGGTCCAGGTCCATCTGGGTGGCATATAGGAACTCGTTCCAGGGGATCGGGGTCCCCGCGTTCATGAACGTCACGTTGGGGGGCGGGAGGTCAATCCGCGTCCCGTTCTTGTCCATGCGGTACGACTCCACCGGGAGGGTGGAGATGAGGTTGGCCCGGAGCCGGAGGGCCGCCCACACCGCCGAGGACCGGAGCGCGGTGTCCGCGGTCACGGTCGTACTCCCCGCGGTGAACCGCCCTACCTGGCTGTTGGGCGGGATGTCGCTCATGCTCTGGAACCGCTGGGATCGGCCCCGAAAAAGGAGGCTCACTCAACACCGCCTTTCCGCCGGAGGGCCGCCACGAGAGCGGACATGGACAGTATGACCGCCCCGAACGCCAAGAGCCCCCACCCGATGCCGAAGTGATCCGCGGTGAGCCAGGCCAGGCCCAGCGCGATGGCCAGGAGGGCCAGGGCCTCCGCGTACGTGGTCACGGTCTCGGTCACGCGAACGACTCCATAAGATCGTATTTGGCCAGGAGGTGACGTCGGGCGACCATGGCCCACACACCGATGGTGGCGGCCACGAGGGGCGAGATGTCCGACCCGCCCTTACCGCGGTCCCATGCCGTACCGCCCACGAGGTTCCGGGTGTCGGCGGTGGCAACGGCGCGGTCCAGCGGTTCGTCCCCGGCATGGTATATGAGGCCCTGGCGGAAGAGGTCCACGAACATCCCGTAGGCGGCGGCCACCTCCTGGGCGTTGGGGATGGCCAGGTCACCACGGCGCGGGCGGTCCTTGTCCCGCGGGAGGTGGAACCCCTCATCCTCCAGGTCTAAGAGGAGCGACCCCGCCGGACCCTTCACGTCCAGCACGATGGCCACGGGTGAGCGGGTATCGCGGAGCTTCACGAGGCGCGGGACCACCCAGTCCGTCCCCGGTTCGTAGGCCACGCACGAGAGCGAGATCGGCCCCTCAACCTCCGCAGTGATGGCCCAGAGCGCGGACATCGTGCGCGCGGGGTTGATGTCCAGTGCGAACACGGTCCCGCCGTCCGGCATCCCCGCGAACACCTTCCGTCGCCAATCGTCCATGTCGATGACCCCGGACCCCTCGGTCACCTGGCGAGGCCAGATCCCGCAACGCTCCCGGGCAAAGTCCCGCCAAGGCAGGGTGTTGTATTCCTTCTTGGTGAACGACTCGGAGATCCGGATACCGGCGGCGGGGTTCGTCCTGGCCCACGTCTCGGGGTCCGAGAGGAAGGCCACCCGCTCCGCGTCGGACATGGCGTCCAGGTCATCCAGGTCCACGTCCTGGATGCCGTAGTCATACCAAAGGAGGGAAGGGTCCTCCCCGGCGCGGGCGCGCTTGCGGAGGTTGAACAGGTGGTCCCCGGTGAGTCCGTCCAGCGGGGGCGAGGACGTGTACCACACCTGGGGATTGTCGCGGGAGGAGAGGGTGGGGATGAGAGCGGCCATCTCGGTGGCGGTCAAGGCGTACGCCTCGTCCAGGATCACGAGGTCCGCGGAGAACCCACGGCCGGAGCCCGAGGACCGCGCCACGAACCGGAGGCGCGCGCCGTTGTGGAGTTCGATCCCCTCCTTACCGTTCGCCCGGTGGATGGTCTTGACCATCTTTTTGAGCTCGGGGTCCTCGGTGAATAGGGCCTCACAACGGAGGAACGCCTCAAAGGCGGTCTTGGTCTCGTGCGCGGACCAGAGGATCAGTCGCTCACCGAAGAGGAGCATCCCCGCGAGGACCCGGGCCTCCAGGACGGAGCCCTTCCCGTTCTGGCGGGACACGATGAGCCCGCACTCAAAGCACACCCAGTTCCCGTCCGCGTCCTCCGCCAGGGAGTCCGTGAGGAAGTCCTGTTGCCACCCGTCCAGCACGAGGCCCGCGGAGGCGGCCAGGCGGATGGCCTCCTTCCCGGCGGTGGTCCCGTACGGCGGGACGTACTTGAGTTGCGGAGCGCGGGACCCGCGCTTACCGCGCTGCCTCTGCCTCGGCGTGGTCCCGTCGCTTCTG